CAGGACCTTGACGACTCCGACCTCCGACTTCCGATTGGTAGCCTCCGATGTATGGTCAGTGGCTGCGAGGACCTTGACCGCGTCCACGAACCTGAACATCCCGACGAGCGATGATAATGCTACCGCTGCTTGGGTGGCTACCAGTAGAACTCTCACGACTCCGACTTCTGATTTCAGGTTGGTTGCGTCCGACGTGTGGTCCGTGGCTGCGAGGACCTTGACCGCGTCCACGAACTTAGGCATCCCGACGAGCGATGCCAACGCCCAGGCGGTCCTCAAGACCAGCGTGAGCGACGTACAGGACGCCGCAGCCGCTCACTCCGTCACCACGCTGGTACTCGGGGCCACGGAGAGCAGAGTGAGCGGCCTGACCTGGACCATCAAGAAAACGGATGGCAACACCTTTGTCACCAAGATGCTGACCAGCGACGTCTACGCGAAGCCGATCACGGGAGTAACGTAATTGAGCACCGGACTTCGGGACATCCTGAGCCTGACGATGGGGCTGGCCCGGTGGCCGCTCGTGGCGACTGAGACGGGCGCGGGAGCGGTTCCGGAGGAGAGGGTCAGAACGGCCAACACCGTGACGCTATCGGTAAGCAGGACCGGCAGGACGCTGTCGGTCGGCAGGACCGGAAGGACCGGGTCGGTCCAGACGAGGCAATAATGGCTATAGACTTGATAGTCAAGAAGGGTGACACGAGGGCGTGGGTATTCACGCTGAGCGACTCGACCAACACGGCCCTGAACCTGACCGCCACGCGGGTCAAATTCGTGGCCCGGCGGCACGAGTGGGCGACCTCCGACCTGTTCGCCAAGGACACCAAGGGCACCGGAAGCGACTACATCGGCATCGGCTCCCCGGCCAGCGACGGGCAGGTGACCATCACGCCCACGGCGGCCGACTGGGCCGGGCTGAGCGACTGGGCTGGGGTGTTCGTGGGTGAGTTCCGGGTGAGCGACCAGACGAACACGAACTATCAGTACACCGACACGGTCACGATCCGCGTGGACGAGGCGATGATATGAGTTTGCTGAAAAACCCAAGAGCAATACGGGTAGGCGGTCAGGATTACTGCCTGGACTGCGGCCGCCCGGTAGAAACGTCCAAGGCGACCAGGTGGTGCCGCTGCTCTGCCTGCCGAAGCGCATGGAAGACCGTGGCGGACGCCGCCATCGAGCGGACCAAGCGAAAGCGCGACGACCGGCTCCGGAGAGAGGAAGGTTTGACGAGGGCATACTGACATGGCCGTTAACAGCGATAAGGCTATCGTGACCCTGATGGACGCCAGGACGTACCTGCGGAAGTCGGCCACCGACACCGCGGACGACCAGCTCATCGACCTGCTGGTGGCGTCGGCCTCCGAGGCCATCGCCAAGCAGCTCGGGGTGGCGTCCGTGGTGAGCAACACCTACCGCGAGTTCCAGGACGGCAACGGGGGCATGTGCCTGTGGACCCGCAACTACCCGGTGACGAGCGTGGACTTCGCCAGCACGGCGAGGGATGGCGCCCTCACCATCATCTACTCCGGCGGGGACGCCAGCTTCGCCACGGTCGAGGTGACCGCGTCGCAGCTCAAGCTCCGCAAGAGGGTGTCCGGGGTGGTCACGGCGAGCACGTTCAACCTGGCCGACTACGCCACGCTGACAGCCCTGAAGACGGCGGTGGAGGCGGTGTCCGGCTGGGCGATCACGATAGGGACCGGGTTCGAGAACTTCGCACCGGCCAGCCTGGTTCCAGTCCCGGCCAAGGATGCTACCGGGGACAACGTGACCCTGGAGGTGCCGGACGAGGGCGAGGTGGAGGTGGAGCTGGACGGGGACTTCGGTAAGCTTTACAACCCCTACGGCTGGCCGAGGGGCAGGAACAACGTCTGCATAGAGTACACGGCCGGGTGGGCCAGGGCCGACGTCCCGCAGCCCATCCGCCTGGCGTGCCTGGAGCTGGTCAAGCTGACCTTCGACCGGGCGAAGAAGGACATGGCTCTGAAAAGCGAGACCATCGGGGAGTACTCCTACGATAACGCCCCGAAGGTGGACCTGGCCGAGATGACGATCATCGACGATCTGCTCGGCCCGTACAAGCGACACGTGATAGGAGCGGCGTGAGCATCCAGGACCTCTGCAACACGACGGCGACGGTCTACAGCCGGAGCCGGGTCAGCGACGCCTTCGGCGGGTGGACGGTCACCAGCGACGTCCGGTACGCCGACCTGCCCTGCCGCATCCAGGCCCGCAAGGGGACGGGCATGGAGAAGGAGGGGATCGAGGCCGACAGCCTGCGGGTCCGGGTGACCCACATGCTGTTCTGCCCGCCGGAGTACTCGGCCATCAGCGAGGACGACTTCGTGGTGGACGCCTCCAGCAACCGGTACGACTACGTCCGGTGGGTCCGGGACCCGGACCAGATGAGCCACCACGTCGAGGTGTGGATGGAGCAGCTGAAGGGGGTAAGGTGACATGGCGACCATGAGGTGGTACGGGCGGGAGGTGAACCGGGCGCTGCTCCGCGACCTGCGGGGGAAGTGCGCCCTGGCCGCCTACGCCACCGAGGCCACCGTCAAGGGGTCGATGCGGCTGGGCGGCCGGACACAGAGCGGGCGGCTGGAGAAGCAGCTCGTCCGGTACAGGAGAGGCCGTCGGGCCGGGGAGGTCCGGGCCGGGAGGTCAGGCACCCCGATGACGCGACGGGTGGACCCGATCACCGGAGAGAGAGCGAAGAAGATCGGATCGTACCGGTCCAAGCCGGGCGAGGTCCCGCGGGTCCAGACCGGCAGGCTGCGGCGGAGCTACCACACGGTCGTCCACCCGACGCTGCCGTCGGCCATCATGGGGACGAACGTGGAGTACGCCAAGTGGCTGGAGTTCGGGACGAGCAGAATGAAGGCCAGGCCGCACGTGTGGCCGGCCATTCGGAGTCTCATGGGGACGTACCGGACGCTGTTCGGCAAGTACATCCTACCGGGAGTAGGCCATAGCTGATGAACACCTCCAAAGCCATTAAGGCCATGATCGCTAAGGCCAAGGCCAACACGGCCCTGACCGGCCGGGTGTCAAACCGGATCTACTTCGGGGCGGCCCCGAGCACCGTGGCCATGCCCTACGTGGTCCTCAAGGCCACCAGCCCCGACGGGCAGGCCAGGACCTTCGCGGCGTCGGGTGATTTCAACGAGGCGGTCTACCAGTGGGACATCTTCGACAAGAGCGAGAGCCCGCAGACCTGCGAGCTTATCGCCAGCGACCTGGACCTGGCGTTCGACCGGCAGACGCTGACCTACTCGGACGCGACCGGGATCGGATGCATCGCTGAGCCGGGCGGCATGGGGCCGGACTGGGACGGCGAGGCGTGGATGAGAGTGAAAATGTACGCGGTGACGTACAAGAGCAACTAACTTCCGGGCGACGCCCGGCAGGAGGATCGAGACATGGCGGAACTTTCGGGATACGGCGGAGGCGTGACGTGGAACTCGGCCGCCGTCAGCGACATTAAGCACAACATCCACTCGTGGTCGGCGGACATCAACTGCGACGCGCTGGAGGTCACCTCGTTCGCTGACGCTGGCAACCGGACCTACATCCGAGGCCTGAAGGGGTGGACGGCCACGTGCGAGTGCTACGTGGACGGGACGAACTTCATCAACCCGACCAGCGTCGGGGCGAGCGGCACGCTCCAGCTCAACTACAACAATAGCAAGTACCTGTCGGGGACGGCCCTCCTGACCGGGTTCAGCCCGAGCGTGACCACCGACGGGGTCGAGACGATGACCCTGAACTTCCAGGGCAGCGGTGCCATCACCCTGACCTAACGAATAGGAGGATACCATAATGGCGGAGCTTTCGGGATACGGCGGCGGGGTCAATTTCTTCAAGTCCGACGCCACCACGTACGTGCTGCTGTCGGACGCCACGTACAACATCCACTCGTGGTCGGCCGACGTGAACGCCGACGCGCTGGAGGTCACCTCGTTCGCCGACGCTGGCAACCGGACCTACATCCGGGGCCCGAAGGGGTGGACCGCCACCTGCGAGGCCTACGTGGACGGGACGAACTTCGTCCAGCCCAGCGACATCGGCGTCACGGGCAGGCTGACGATGTACATCAGCGACACTCTGTACTACTACGGCAACGCCGTCATGACCGGGTTCAGCCCGGCCGTGTCGGTGGACGCCGTCGAGACCCAGACGATGAACTTCCAGGGAACGGGCGAGCTGACCTTCAGCGACGTCGCGTAAGGAGAGTAGGATCATGGCTGAGGACCTTGCTAAGGCCGCCGGGCTGGGCAGGAAGATAGAGCTGACCGGGCCGGACGGGAAGAAGGTAGAGTACGAGGTGTCGCCCCTGACGATGGGCGACCTGGCCGCATTTCAGAAGTACCTCGGCGACTGCCACTTGGCGGCGGCGTCCACGCTGATAGCGGGCGTCCCGGCAGCCGAGAGGTATGACATGATCCGGCGGGCCAGCCGGGAGACGGTCAGTGACAAGGACATGCAGCAGGAGATGGAGACGTTTGGCGGCTTTCGGTTCATCCTGTGGCGGTGCCTGAAGAAGAAGAAGCCGGACCTGACCCTGGAGCAGACGGGAGAGCTGTTCACCGTCCGCGACTTGGACAAGCTGCTCCCGGTGATCCAGTCGATCAGCGGGATAGAAGACGGTAAAAACCCTACGCAAGGAGGGTAGCGGGCGATCCCCTGGCCTGGGGCTACTGCTTCTCTCTCCTGATACATTACTACGGGTATAAGGAGGCCGACGTCTTGAACCTAACGCCGTGCCAGTTCGAGGCTAGGATGGTAGATGTGGGAACCATAAGCAATATGTTCCAAGGCGAAGGCAAGGGCCGCATCCGCCGTGACCAGAACCGGTGGGCCGACTTCTTCCGCCGCACGGGCAAGAAGCCGCCTGACGGGAGATACAAATGAAGATAGCTGACCTCTTTGTAGAGTTTCGGGCGGCCGGACTTAGCCGGGTCAGCGGAGCCTTGACCGGTCTGCGCGGGTCACTCACCAAGATCGGCGGGTTGACGCGCATGGTAACTGGCGGTCTCGCCACGCTGGGGGTTGGGTTCAGCCTCCACAAGATGATCGCCGGAGCTGCCGAGTTCGAGCAGCAGATGGCCTTCGTCAGCACCATGCTCGACGACGTGGGCATGAAGTACATGCCGGCGTTCACTGAGGGGGTCAAGAAGCTGGGACTGGAGTTCGCCCAGACCTCCCAGACCATGAGCAAGGGCCTGTACGACATCCTGTCCGCCAGCGTCGATCCCGCGAAGGCGCTGGACGTGCTGGCCGTGTCGGCGAAGGCCGCGGTCGGCGGCTTCACTACCACCGCCGTGGCGGCTAATGCTCTGACGACCGTCCTGAACTCGTACCGGCTCTCCGCGGACAAGGCCGCGTTGGTCTCGGACATGTTCTTCATGACGGTCAAGCGGGGCAAGCTGACCTACGAGGAGTTCGCCAGCAGCATCGGTAAGGCTGCTGCGACGTCCGCCATCGCGGGGGTCAAACTCGAAGAGCTTCTGGCGTACGTGGCGACCACGACCCGCGCCGGCCTCAGCGCCGACATCGCCATGACCGCCATCGTCGGCACCCTCCAGGCGTTCATGAAGCCGACCGA